TAAACCCAAACGTTACCGAGGACAAGGACGTTAGTATTAGAGACCCTACATATTAGGGTCTTTTTTATTGCGTATGGCTTCTTTGATTTGTAATCTTCCTGCAGTAGAAGTGTGGGTAAGAAAAGAATATCTAACAGATCATCAATCTGGTCACGGAGAGTTTGTAAAGGGTGTCTGGGTTTCTTGTAAGAGTATGCCAGGACGTGCATTCTACTTTGAGACATATCTCCCAGAGTATGCAGCAATGTATGATAAACTTCCTATCAGTGCGTTTGTATCAGAACCGAAGACACCTGATCCAGATATGAATCTACCTAACCTACAGTTTTGGAACTGTATGGATTATGGTGTAGTAAGTATTGCAAAACAGTTCATTGGATCTATGGACTTTGAACTATATACAAGAGATCATGATATCATGAAGGGTACTTATATCTGTACCATTGACAACTATCATGCAGATCCAGATGTGATTGATTATGCAACATCTGAGAATCCTGCAGAACATAAGTCTCATAATCTGATTGAGTTGGATAACGGTCAATATGCCTTGTATCCAAACAATCGTATGAGAATCTTTGACAATAGTCTTACACCTGTAGATCCTAAGATGCCTGACTTTAAGGTATCAACTGAATACTATTCTGTAGAGAATGGATTTGAACGATTAGGTATGGGACGCGAAGACGAGTACTTTTGGAAAACCGCTAAGGAGAGAGAAAATGAGCAACCAGGAATTCCTAAGGGAGATTGCGAATGATGAGAAAAATCCTCGACAAATGAAAAAGGTGAATACAGATGGACTCTTTGAAACAACTGATTGTTCTGACCCTGATCATATCTGTACTTGTGGTTCTGAACAGGTAACACTAACTGAGGATTAGTGTTCTAAATAAGGTAGATTTGTTGTATCAAATACGTGCCTGCTGAAAGAATTAGCAAAGGGTTTAAGGACATCAGTGCAGTCTTCGAAGTTAATCCGTTAAACGATGACTTGATTATACTGAAAAATTCTAATGCCATTGCTCGTTCTATTCGTAATATAATTTTTACTGCTCGTGGTGACAAACCTTTCAATCCATTCTTTGGATCTAGGGTGTCTGAGTTGTTATTCGATCCTATGGATCAAATTACTACACTAGCAATTAAAACAGAAATTGAAGAAACCATCAAAAACTTCGAATCTAGAGTAGATCTGAAAGAAGTTCAGGTTAATCCATTATATGATGATAATGAATATAGTGTAGTCATTAACTATGAGATCATAGGTATTGACGTTGATCCACAACAACTCTCATTCGCCTTAGAGCTTACCAGATAAATGCCTCTAGTAAATTTTAGTAATCTAGATTTCGATCAGATCAAGGCATCCATTAAAGATTATCTTCGTGCTAATTCAAACTTCACGGATTATGACTTTGAAGGATCGAACTTATCTACGATAGTCGATACTCTAGCATATAACACTTATATTACTTCATACAACGCCAACATGGTGACGAATGAAGTATTCATTGATAGTGCAACATTGAGAGAGAATGTTGTATCACTATCACGTAACGTAGGATATCTTCCAAGGTCAAGGAAAGCATCTATAGCTAATATTTCTTTCTTAGTAGATGTATCTAATACCACAGCAACATTTGTTACTTTAAAATCTGGAATTGTAGCAATTGTTGGCGAATCTGGTAAAAAATCATATACATTCTCAATTCCAAATGATATTACAGTTTCAGTTGATTCTGATGGAATTGCAAACTTTACCAATATTGATGTATTCCAGGGAACATACTTAAAACAAACTTATACAGTATCTTCACGCAATAAGACACAAAAATTTATTTTACCTAATGTTGGTATTGATACTTCTTTAATTCGTGTAAGTGTAAGAGAATCACAATCTTCAACTGTCACTAGAACTTTTAAACAGTTTGATAGTTTATTTGAGGTAGGACCATCCTCACCCGTATACTTCCTTCAAGAGATTGGCTCTGAAAGATATGAAGTGATGTTTGGTGATGGAACATTTGGTGTGGCATTACAAGAACCAAACTATATTGAAATCAATTACATTACATGTGATGGTGATAATGCTAATGGAGTAACTTCACTGAGATACGCAGGAACACTTAGAGATAATAATAATAATGCAATCACGAGTGGAGTATCATTAGTTACTGTTAATGAACCATCTTATGGTGGTAGTATTATTGAGAGTGTGGAATCAATTAAGAAGTACTCTACACAAATCTATTCATCACAGAATCGTGCAGTTACTGCTGGTGACTTTGAGGCAATTGTTCCTACCATCTATCCTGAGACTGAATCTGTTTCTGCTTTTGGTGGTGAAGAACTCACACCTCCACAATATGGTAAGGTATTTGTGAGCATCAAGCCAACTAATGGCGTATTCCTTTCAAGCACAATTAAAGAAAATATTAAGAGACAAATTAGTAAGTATTCTGTAGCAGGTATTGTAACTGAGATTATTGATCTTAAGTACCTGTATGTTGAAACAAACTCGAATGTTTATTACAACTCAAACAGAGCACCAAATAGTAGTTTTGTTTCAAGTCTAATAACACAAAACTCTAATTTATACTCCAATTCTACTGAGTTAAATAAGTTTGGGGCAAGGTTTAAATACAGTAAATTTCAAAAAATCATTGATGAAAGTCATGAGTCTATTACTTCTAATATCACAACTGTAGATATTAGAAGAGATCTTCAGGCTACAATGAATACTTTTACTGAGTATGAAATTTGTTTTGGTAATCGTTTCCAGATTGTAAATCATGGACATGGTATTCATCAAGGACAAATTGGATACAATATTCGTTCTTCAGGATTTAAGATTAGTGGTATCTCAGACACTGTTTATCTTGGTGATACTCCTTCGGGGGATTTGAAGACAGGAATTGTTTTCTTATTCAAACTCAACTCTCCAACTGAACCAGTGGTCCTGAGAAGATCGATTGGAACTATTGATTACTTAAAGGGTGAGATTAAACTCAACCCAATCAATATTATTTCTACTGATGTATTCCGTGGAACTAACTTGGTTGAGATCTCAGCAACACCTTATTCAAATGATGTTATTGGATTACAAGATCTGTATCTCCAATTAGACCCCTTTAATATGAAGGTAAATATGGTAACAGATAGAATTGCAACAGGAAGTGATGTTTCTGGAACAAACTATCTCGTATCCTCAAGTTACGCAAATAACTTGGTAAGAAGAACTCCAATAGTTTCTTCTTCTACATCTACTGACTCTACTGATTCTGGAGCACAGGTTATTGGTTCTAGGGTGTCTGTTAACACTACATCATCGTCATCATCAAATTATAATACATCATCAACTACTACATCATCAACTACATCACAACCTTCCAGTTCAACATCAAGTTCAACTTCATCATATTCCTACTAATATCAGAAAATGGCAGTAGATAGAGTTCAGTTCCAGGATATTGTTGAGAGTCAATTTCCTAGGTATGTTTTGGAAGACTTTCCTCTTCTTCCAGAATTCATAAAGCAATACTATAAGTCACAAGAGTATCAAGGTGGTACTCTTGATTTGATTCAAAATATTGACAAGTATGTTAAGGTTGATGAGTTATTCAACCTTAAGACTTCTACTCAACTGAATGGTGCACTGGATTATACTGCCACAACAATCCCTACATCATCTCTCACAAACTTTACTGAAGGTTTTCCTGAGACTAATGGTCTTATCAAGATTGACCAAGAAATTATTCACTACGAATCGATTAGTAATAACTCCTTTATCAATTGTATCAGAGGATTCAGTGGTATTACAACATATGTTTCTGGTAACCAACCAGATCAACTGACGTTTAATCAAACAGAAGCTTCAGAACATACAGATAATTCAGTAATCCAAAATCTGAATGTTATTTTCCTCCAAGAGTTCTTTAGGAAATTAAAGAATCAGATTGCACCTGGTTTCAATGATAGACAGTTTTTCTCCGATTTAGATCAGAGAAATTTCTTATACAATGTAGATAGTTTTTACAAATCAAAAGGAACAGATCAATCATTTAAGATTCTCTTCAGAGCTCTGTATGGTGAAGAAGTAGAAGTTATCAAACCAAGTGAGTTTCTGTTTAGACCTTCTAATGCAGACTACAAAGTAGAAAAAGACTTTGTTGTAGAACAAGTTTTAGGTGATCCATTAAAACTCAAGAATCTTACTCTCTTCCAGGACTCTACAAACTCTAGAGGTTCTGTATCTGATGTTAAACCAATTATCTATGGTGACAAACAGTATTATCAAATAAGTATTGACTCTGGATATGCTAGAGACATTAGTGTTAGTGGTTCTATCTTTGGCGAGTTCAAAGTTAATCCTAAAACAAAACTTCTGAACAATGTAAGCATTGGTTCAACTATTCTTGATGTTGATTCAACTATTGGTTTTCCAGATACTGGTAAGTTAATCATCAAGGATAATGTAGGGGATATAGTTTCGATTGCATATACTGGTAAGAGTGTTAATCAGTTCTTCAATGTTTATGGAGTTGATGATACTTTTACATCAAAAGAAGATATTCGTTTAGATGATTATTCATATGCATATGTTGGATTTGATACTAGTAATCAAATTCAGGTTCGTATTACTTCTACTCTTAAAGAATTCAAACTAAAACAAGATTCATACTTCTATAGTGAAGGTGATACTATCAATATTCAAACTCTTGGTATTGAGAGAGGAGATGAAAGATCTCAGAACTGGTATTCCAATATTAAAACAGAATGGAATATTGAGGACATTGAACTAGTTGATGAACTGGAGAAGTCATATTTTATCACTCTACTTGATAGTCACTTCCTAAGACCTGGATATCAGATTACACTAAGAAGTAATAGTGGATTACAACTTCCTGGAATTGTAATCAGATCTTCATCTGCTAACACTTTTCTTGCAAAACTGGCAGCAAATGTTGGTAGTATTTCATATATCAAAGTCGAGAATCAACTCCTTAAAGGAAACTCTGGCAAATATCCTACTCTGAATAACTTTGTTGCTAATATTCAAAATGTATATCAGAAGTTTGATGGTGATGTAGTAGTTGCATCCAATTCACTTCCTAACTACTCAAATATTTTTACTGATCCTTATGATAAGAAGATCACTTTTTCTGGATCTTCTGCTGACCTTGAAACTCTTGTTCTCACTACAAATCAAGATCATGGTTTTTTAAATGGTGATGCCATCTTCTACAAACCAGGTGTAATTAAATCAACAACAATTGCCCCTGATGGAATCACAGTTACAACTGAAGTAGAGAGTAAATTTGAGAATATAGAAGCTAATGTTTATTATGTGAAGAGAATTAATTCTACAAGTATCAAACTTTCAAGATCTAGATCTGATATCTTTTCTGAGAAATTTGTAACCTTACTCGGAACTGTATCAAATAATGAGTTCATCTATTATGATTTCTATAATAAGAAACTTTCTCCACAGAATATTGTAAGAGAAGTTCTCACACCTGACAACAAATCTGGTAACTATCTAACTGAACCTGGTTATAGTGGTATTTTGATTAATGGTGTTGAGATTCTTAATTATAAATCTGGCGAAGGTTTAAAGTATGGTGATCTCAGATCTCTTGAAATCACTAATCCTGGTGAGGGATATGATATCATCAATCCTCCTGTATTGAGCATCGTTGATGACTATGGTAGTGGTGCAGAAGGGACTGTATCAATCGAAGGAGATCTAGTAGGTCTAAACCTAATTGACCGTGGTTTTGACTATCTGAATGTTCCCACAGTAACTATCACTGGAGGTAATCCCACAGAAGAGGCTATTGCTAGAGTGAACATGACGAGTATCGTTCATTCACTCAACTTTAACTCAGAACTTAACTCAAGACTCTCTGCAACAACAATTAATATCGGAATTAATACTGAAGCCAATCTAATTGGTTTCTCAACATTCCATAAACTTAATCTTGCTGATAAGGTTTTCTATGATGCCAAAGATGGCAATCCAATCGCAGGTCTTTCAACCAATACATTCTATTATGTTGAACTGGTAGATACTTCTACTATCAAACTTCATACTTCAGAGGACAACGCAAGAGTTGGAATCAATACCGTTGATATTGTTGATTTCGGAACAGGTTTCCAGGCTATTACTGCAGTTGACCATAAAAGTATTGTATCAGATATCTATATTATAAATCCTGGTAAAGGTTATAAAAATAATCAAAGAAAGATCCCAGTAATTGGAATCAACACAGCAAGTAATCGTTTTAATATTCCCAACCACGGTTACAGTTCTGGTGAGATTATTAAGTACTCCACAACAACTAGTGGTATTGTCGGACTTTCTACTACAGAGAATTACTATGTTAATAAGGTAGATGATGACAACTTCTCATTATCTTTGGTAGGAACTGGTGCGACTGATAATAAGTATTTTTATGATAGAAATATATTAGTTGATATCTCTACTATTGGTAATGGTAGTTTTAACTATCTTCCCATTGAGGTTACTGTTGACGGCATTATTGGTGTCAATACGGTCACAGGCCAAGACTTCCAGTGCAAAGTTCAACCTCTTTTCAGAGGATCAATTCAATCTGTTGATCTAACAAATAATGGTGTGGCTTATGGGTCATCAGAAATCATTAACTTCAATAGACAGCCAAATATCGCATTCAACAGTGGTAAAGATGCACAACTAACACCTATTGTAAGTAATTCAAAAATTGTTGATATCATTGTAAATGATGGTGGATCTGGATATAATTCTTCTCCAAATCTTATTGTTACAGGTGAGGGTAGATTTGCAAAACTTACACCAATCATTGAGAATGGTGTAATCACTTCTGTTAAGATTATGAGAGGTGGTAGTGATTATATTAGTGGATCGACCAATATTCAAGTAGAACCTGCGGGTAAGTATGGCGAAACTGAAGCTGTAATCAGAAACTGGAATATCAACCTCTTTGAAAGAGACTTTGATAATATTGGTGTTGATGATGGTTTTGTGAGTGAGAGTATTGATGACAACTCGCTTGAGTACTGTCACCTCTATGCACCAAGACCTTTGAGATCTAACACTTATGTTATCTCTGGCAGTGATGAAACTCAGTATGGTATCTCTGATCTTACACTAGCTGGTGGTATAGAGAAAACAAGTTCTTATCACTCACCTATTCTTGGTTGGGCGTATGATGGTAATCCCATTTATGGTCCTTATGGATTTACTGATCCACAGGGTGGTAATATATCTCAGATGATTTCTGGGTATGAACTAAGAACCAATCCTACTAATAGACCACCAACATCATTGTTCCCCCTCGGATATTTTATTGAAGATTATATCTTCACGGATAGAGGTGACCTTGATATTCATAATGGTCGTTTCTGTGTTACACCTGATTATCCAAATGGTAGATATTGTTATTTCTCAACTCTGAATACTTTTAGTGTTGATTCTACTGGTCCTTTTAAAAACTATAGAAGACCTACATTCCCCTACTTCATTGGAAATACATTCTATTCTAAACCAAATACCGCTAACTTCGGTGTATTGAGTAATCAAAGTGATTACAACCTGGAGAATGGTGAGTGGTTTAGAAACACGATTGCATATCATACTAATGATGACAATAGTGGTTATGATTATGTGTTTAACTCTGATAAAGAAAAAAATCAATCACTAGATATTCTTAGTATATCTAAAGGATCTATTGAGAGTATTGGTATTACTACTGGAGGTAATTTCTACAAAGTCAATGACCGTATTCTGATTAACAATGAAGGAACTAGTGGAACTGACGCACAAGGTCGTGTAGAGAGAGTAGCTGGTGTTGATGTAAATTACATTAACTTTGAGACCACAGGTTTAGATAATATTGAGTTTGGAAATATCCAGAATTTGAATCAATTTATTGGTTTCTCTACTCAGTCTATTCCATTTAATAACACTGATATAGTAACTATCTCTGGACTATCTACAACTTTCAGTGGTTACTCTGGAGTTACAAATACCAGACTTGGTATTAGAACAGATAACTTTGTATTAACTCTTGGAGTCGGTTCTACAAGTGTTACAGGTCTTACCACTTACTTCTATGTGTCCGGTGATCTAAACTATCCAACCATTCGTGAGAATGATATCCTTGGTATTGGAACAGAGAATATAAAAGTTCTGAATATTGATGACAGATCAAGAAGAATTCGTGTTAGAAGAGAATATGATGGCATCTCCTGTGGTTTGGCGCATACCAACAGTACAATTCTATTTGAGGATCCTCGCAAGTTCCGTATTAACGTTGGTGCTCTGAAAACAACCAGTGCTCTTAAAATCAATAAGGAATATTACTTCTACCCACAAGAAGTTGTAGGTGTTGGCACTGTTGGTGTTGGTTCTACCATAACCTTCTCCAACCCTGGTGTGGGTGTTACCCAGATGTTTGTTCCTACCAAACAAATATATCTCCCAAATCATGGTTTGAGTGTAAATGATAGACTTTACTACAATAGACAGGGTGGAACTGCTATTGGTGTTTGGAATGGTATCACTCCTACCTTCAAGAACTTAGACACATATAATTTTTATTACACAGCTCCTATAAGTAGAGATTTTATTGGTCTTTCCACCAATAAGATTGGTATGGGAACTGAAGCACAATTTGTTGGAGTTGGAACAACTTCGGGACTTCTTTACTTCACATCTGTTCCCACTAATGACTACCATAGTTTCCTTACAGATAAGGACGATGTATTGACTGGTAGAATCTCTAGAACTACAGTCAATGTTGCAACTTCTGGAACACACGGTCTTTCAGTTGTTGATACTGTATACATTTCTGTCAAACCAACTGATACTAAAACAGTGAGTGTTACTTATGATGATTCTTCTAGAAGAATCTTATTTGATCCTAAGAGTATTACTGCTACCGATACTGTCAAAAACACTGCGACTATAATAGGTCATGATTTTGTTAAAGGTGATAAAGTTCTTTATAGGGAAGGTTCTTCATCTATCAATGGTTTAGATGACGATCAGTTATACTACGTCTACCCATATGATACAAACTCTATTCAACTTATAAAAGAGAAGTTCCAACTATCGAAAGATAGACCAAAAGTTATTGATATTGTTTCATCTGGTAATGGTACTCTTTTCAAGATTAATCCACCATTGTATGTAAAGAGGAACAACAGACTCAAATTTGATCTTTCCAATCCATCACTTTCCTTTGTTGTCAGTGGTGTTCGTTATTCTGCTTTTGAGTTAAGACTGTATAGTGATAGTGAGTATACCAATGTGTATGACACATCTAAAACCAAAACTACTTTTGAAGTTACAACTTCTGGGCAACCTGGTATCGATTCAGATGCAAATCTAACTCTATTGGTATCTGATGAAGTTCCAACAAACTTATGGTATAAGTTTGTTCCAATTAATAATGATATCATCACTAATGTTAAAAAAGAAATCTTTATTGACACTGATGTAAATTCACATCAGGAAATCAGTGTAGAAAAAACCAGATATGATGGTGTCCATACACTCAGTGGTATTGGAACGACTACCTTCAGTTATAATGTTTCTCTAGAACCTGATGTTTCAACATATAATATTGAGAACTCAGTCACCACATATGAAACCACATCATCTACGGCTCTTGGTCCAATCAGTCGTATTTCGATGTTAGATAATGGTAGTAACTATGATAGTATTCCTAGTATCAAAAGGGTAACTACATCTCACGGTAGTGGTTGTATTCTTAAACCACAAAGCACTTCTATTGGTAAGATTGAAAGAGTAACTTTTAATTCACAGAATATTGGATTTGACTATCCAACTGATGAGACTCTAAGACCTATTGCTAATCCACCTGAAATTCTTGAATTAGAATCTCTAACATCATTTGAGTCTATTGGTATTAGTTCTGGTGGTAGAAATTATCTGAGATCACCAAGCTTGGTTGTTCTTGATGGATTTACAAGAGAGGTTGTTGAAGATTTAGATCTTACTTACAGTCTTGGGGATAATCAAGTTACTATTCTCCAAAACTCTACTGGAATGTTTAATGTAACACCAGAAATCATTCCTATTGATAATACAAATGGTATTGGTATTGCTTCTTTAACATACACCTCATCAACTAAGACTGTCAGACTTTATTTGAACAGTACATTTAGTGACGCTAGTGCATTCCCGTACAATATTGGTAGTAAGATTTTTGTTGAAAATTTGAATGTCGGTGTTAATTCCACAGCTAAAGGATATAACTCTGAAAACTATAGTTACCAGTTCTTTAGTATAACTGATTTAGACTCCAAGATTGGTGGCGGCGGAGCATATATTGATTATAGTCTTAAAGAATATCTGAGTGATAGTGATGTTCCTGGTAGTGTAGATTTATCAAATTCAGCTGGTAGAGTTATTCCTGTTGACCACTTTCCAATCTTCAATACCACTCTTACAACAAATGATTTCTTTAAAAATGAAATAATTCTATATGAAGGAAAACAAACTGGTAGAGTTGAATCTTGGAATCCAGTTACTGAAATCCTTAAAGTTGATACTTCTAAAGAGTATGAAGTTGGACAAATTGTAAGAGGTCTATCATCTGATACTCAAGCTGTCATTCGAACTAAAATTGATTTTGATGCCGAGATTACTACCGGTGCTGGTGCAACTATAACTTATGGTTGGCAGAAGAACACAGGTTTCTTGAATGATTCTCTACAAAGAATCCCCAATAATGAGTATTATCAAACATTCTCATATTCTATCAAATCTAGAGTTCCTTATGATACCTGGGAAGATCCAGTATCTGCACTCAACCATACTTCTGGATATAAGGAGTTCTCTGATCTTCAAGTCATCAGTATAGAAGATCAACCGTTGGCGATTGTACAACCTTTTGATTCTGATGTTGAAACTACTACCGATATTGTTGGTAGAGCAAGTGTCTACTGTTTCTATGATTTTGATTATGTAACAGAGAGCAATAATACTATAAATGGTGTTCTGTCTTCTGATGAAATTTTCTTTGAGAATAGAATTCTTTCAGATTACTTCCAATCAGTTGGTAACAGAGTTCTTGATATTGATGACTTCAGTGGTGAGTTCTTCAGTAATGAAAGACCCACTAAGTATAGTGATATTGATGCATTTGAGTTTAATGATATCTACAATAAAATATTCACATTTGTAAGGGATAGAATCTTTACAGATGAGAGGCAACTCTCTATTGTTTCACTGATTCAAAGTGAAAGTGTTGGATATATGCAAGAATATGCAACACTAGAAACTTATCCAGAACTTGGATACTTTGATTATTTCTCAACTGCTGATGGTTGGAATCTTCAGTTCCATCCTGTAAAGTTTGCGAACAACATATATGATACATCCACAATTTCTATCAGTATCAAGGACAATATAACCTCTATTGGTAACACTCAACTTGGTAATAGTGTCGCTCTGCAATCTACTAGAACTACTGTTCCTGATGGAGTAACTACTCAAATTGTGGATACTACGGCAGCAAACGACAGAGCGATGAAGGTTCTTGTTCTTCAGGAAGATGATAAAGGAGAATATGCATTTAATGAGCTTAACCTGATCCATGATGGAACTGATGTTCATATGGTGGATTATGGTCAGATGCAAACCAAACCTGGTTCATACTCATCTACTGGATTTGGTACTTTTGGATCCAGAATTGACGGTGGTGGTAACTTTATTCTTGAATATACACCAAATGTTGGTTCAGCGGTTACAACTAATTGTTCTGTTGTAAGAATATCTGATTCTGCAAGTGGTATCTCTTCATTAACATTCCAAGAATCTAGATTAAACTCTGGATTTAAGAATATCGCATCTTCTGGATCCCCATCAGCTAATACAATCCTTCAGTTTGAAGAACCATACTCAACTGGTTATTATGTTGTATCTGTTAAGGATACAACAAACTCTCAGTATGAGATGTTTGAAGTTTGTGTTATCGCTTCTGAATCGAATCATAGTTTTGTAGAGTTTGCAAACGTCTATACTGGTAATAGTATTGGTCAGATTGGATTTACAACAACTGGTAAGTATAGAAACTTAACTTACACACCCAATGCAAGCACAGATGTTCAAGTCAGAACATTTGGTATTGAGCAGAAACTTTATGATGATGACGTGAGTGCTCCAACTAATTTTAATCTAAACAACGTTGATATTAAATCAGATAGAGGTCTTTATAGTGGTACTAAACTTGATCTGAGAACTGCATTTGATCTCAAACATGATGGTCTTCCAATTTTCGAGAGACAATTTGCTGGAAATACCTCAACAATATTTGATTTTGATAATAATACTTTATTCCTCAAAGAACATTTCTTTGTAACTGGCGAAAATGTTACTTACTCTTATGCTGGTAATGGAACAGAACAGGCTATTGGAATTGCGGCAACTAATGTGACTGGTATTGGTGTTACCAATAAACTTCCTAAAGATTTATTTGTTGTTAAGATTGGAGATGGTAGTGTCAGATTTGCAGAAAGTGCAGAAAAGGCACTAAGATTAAATCCAGAGGTATTACAATTTACCTCAGTCGGTATTGGAACCTCTCATAATATCACTGCTAAGAAACAGAACTCTAAAGCTCTAATCGCTGTTGATAATATGATTCAGGCCCCTTTATCTGAAACTCAGATTACTACATCTCTTAATGGCAATATTATATTTGATTCTATACTCGGAACCACTGGTATAACATCTATTGCTGCAGCTGATTTAGTTAAGATTAATGATGAGGTGATGCGTGTTATCTCTGTCGGTGTTGGTGGTGCCGAAAATCTGACTGTCCAGAGAGGTCAACTTGGAACAAACTTAGAACCTCATGGTATTGGATCTACTATCACTAAAATGAGTGGTACTTATAATATTGTCGGAAGTACTCTGAACTTTATCTCTCCACCATATGGAGCTATTCCACTCTCTACCACATCATCTGCACCTTCTGAGAGAGATTATACTGGTTTAACCACACATTCTACTTTCCAAGGTAGAACCTTTATGAGAACTGCTCCTGTCAACACCGATAGAGAGACATATTTCGCTAACCACGTATTTGATGATGTATCAAATAACTTCACAGGTCTTAGAAGTGAGTTTAGACTTACCAGTGGAGGTCAGAATACCACAGGATTCTCAACAGATAATGCCATTATTCTGATAAACAATATCTTCCAAGAACCACTGGGTGTTCAAGCAAATCAAGGAACCTATGATCTTTCTGAAACTGTTTCTGGCATTTCTTCAATCAGGTTTGAAGAGAGTGGAGCAGCTTATGGTTACGATCCTAATAGAAGTAATCTTCCAATTGGTGGTTTTATTGTTTCTATTGGATCCACAGAAGGTGGTGGATATCAACCTTTGATTGGAGCTGGTGGTACAGTTACTGTATCTGTAGCTGGAACAATTACCTCTGTAAGTATTGGTAACTCTGGTTCTGGTTATAGATCAGGATTAGGAACAGTATTTGTTGGTGTTCAAACTTCTAGTATTGGAACTCCTAATATTCAAACTATTGGTACAGCTACTGTATCTGGTGGTAATGTCACTAGTGTTACAATTACCAATCCTGGATCTGGTTATACCTCAACTAACTTACCTAAACTTGTAATCGATGATCCCGCGTCATATACAAACATTCCTCTGGTCTACAGTGGAAGTTCTATACAGGGTATCGGTCAATCTGCAACTATTGATATTCAAGTTGGATCTGGTGGTAGTGTTATTGATTACCAACTGAAACAAGAAGGTTTCGCCTATGGTAATGGTGAGATCTTAACTGTTAATGTTGGTGGAGCGACCGGTATTCCTACTAGTGGAACCTTCAGTGAGTTCCAGATTACTATTGATGAAATCTATCAAGATGATTTTAATGGTTTCTCTATTGGACAACTTCAGGTTCTTGATAACTTTGATTCTCAGTTTGATGGTTTAAGTAGAAGTTTTAGATTATCAGTTAATGATGTTGCACTTTCAATTCAATCAGCACCTGGATCACCTATTGAAGTTGATAAAACACTATTGATCTTCATCAACGATGTTCTTCAACAACCAGAAGTCGCATATAACTTTACTGGAGGTGGTACAGTTCAGTTCGTTGAACCACCAGAACCTGGTGATAGTTCAAAGGTACTATTTTATAAGGGTAGTGGAGATGTTGATGTTGTATTCACTGATGTTCTGGAAACAGTTAAAACTGGTGACACATTAGACATAAACAACAATCCAAAACAAGGACAGGGTTCTGGGTTGAATGAAGATGTGAGAACTGTTGTCGGTATTAACACTATTGATAGTGTTCAAACCACTACCTACAATGGTCCCGGTGTCACCAATGATACAACTCTCAGTAGACCTCTAATATGGTGTAAGCAACAGATTGATAAGGTCATCAATGGACAGGAAATAGGTAAGGATAGGGTCGAATATGAACCTCTGATTTATCCAACTTCCTACCTAATTCAACCAATTAGTTTGGTTTCAACAATTGCCTATGTTGATAGTGTAAGACCTCTCTTTGATACTCAAAGTGAGTCTAATAGTAGAGATTTCCAGAAAAAGATTAAGATTTTGTCTCAGGATAATTCAGTTTCAGCATCTGCTACGGCTATTGTTTCTGGACTTGGAACTGTCTCTATCAATGTAACCAATGTTGGTTCTGGATACACTATAGCTCCAACACTGAGTATTGCTAATCCTTCTGATGGAACAAGAGCTACTGGCACATTGTCACTCTCTAGTGGTAGTGTTGGTGTTGTAACTATTACCAACCCTGGAACTGGTTATACGGACACTAATCCTCCTTTAGTTCTCATTTCTGAGCCAACTATCGTAAGAGAAGAGATTGGTGTTGACGATTATAGTGGTGATTATGGTATTTTGGTTGGATTTGGTTTATCAACTGTATCTGGTGGAAATGAAATAATCCTTGATTTCTATATTCCTACTGATTCGTTTATGAGAGATAGTGAATATGTTGGAACTGGTATCACAGTCAGTGGTATTGGAACTGGTGATTACTTCTCAGTATTCAACTCAAATGTTGACACAACTGAAACTATCGATTCTAATAGAATTGATGGAACCCCTATTGGAATCACTACATCATTCATTGATTGTGTATATCAAGTTAAGAGTACTTACACTCTTGAGAAAAATGTTATTGGTGTTGGTAATACCACTGTAAGAAGGGTATTTGTTAATGTTGGTAATATCTCAACCGAGTCATTCTCTTCTTCTTTGATTACTTTTGATTCTTCTTCATATACCCTTGATACTAGAACCTTTACTGTATACGCAGGTGGAATTAGTTCTGCTTCTAATATGGGTAGATTCAGTTGGGGTAAGATTCAATTCGAAGGAAGAACATCACCACAAGAATTTAGTTTCTATGGCAACAATGGAATCATTGGAATTTCTTCTTCTGGTCTTCTGTCTAGGTTTGAACCTTTGAAGTATAGGGATTATACATCATAATAAATACTTTTACCAAATAGAACTACTATGGCCAAGTTAGGGATAAATACTGGTTCTGCGCCTAATGACGGGACAGGTGACAGTCTAATTGATGGTGCCATTAAAGTTAATACAAATTTCACAGAAATTTATACTGCTATTGGTGATGGAACAACACTTGCAGTTCCAGTTACTAGTGTTTCAGCAGGAACTGGTATCAATGTAAGTGGATCTACCGGTAATGTGACTATTACCAACACTGGTATTGCTAATACTAATAATTTAAGAACTGATTTTCTTGAAGTTAGTGGAATATCTACCCTGTCTGGTGGACTTACAGTAACTGGCAACGCTACTGCAACACAATTCGTAGGTGGTGGAGCAAATATTACTGGTATTTCTACTCTCAATATTGTTAATTACAGTGGCGGAGGAGGAGGAGGAGGATCTGACACTCTTGCTGATGTAACTTCTAGAGGTGCTACCACTAATCAAACTATTACTTTTAGTGCTAGTAAGGGTATCTCAATGGATACTGCTTCTAATAATCCATTTCAAATTTATGGATCTAGTAATCAAAAAGCATATATTTCTCACGCTCAAAATAATGGTGGGGGAGGTGCTGGTGATTTAGTCGTCATAGCTAAAAATGGACTGCATGTATATGGTGGTACCTCAGAAACCACGGCAAATCTTGGTCTTGAGGTTACATCTGGATTTTCTAATCTTCTCTATCAAGGTAGTTCAAAACTAACTACTACTAATACTGGTATAACTGTCAATGGAGATATAAATGGCACTAATCTTGAAACTGGTACTGGTTACCTTACACTAGGAAATTCCTCATCAGCCTTTGATATTAGATTTTCTCCATCGAGTGGAAATAGTCCTGCGATTAGATATGATGTCAGTAGTGGTATATCAATATACAATAGGTATAATGGTGGTGCAGATCTTCTCGTAGATGTTACATTTGGAGCTAGCCAGACATTCGTAAAACACATAACACCATTTAGTGATTCAACATATAATTTAGGTACAAACACCAATAGATGGGCAGCAGTTTGGTCTGATAAATTTGTTGGAGCTGGAGTTACTATTAATAACACTGGTATTGACGTAACGGGTCATACTGAGACTGATACCTTAAGTGTTTCTGGTATTTCTACATTCTCTGGTGATATTAATTTAAATGGGGCAAATGTTGTACTTGCGTTGAGTGGTGGATCTAGTGATGATAGATTAAAGTTCCATAATTCTGAAATTTATCAAGATACGAGTAGTTTCAAAATTATTAGTAACACTGGTGGAATTGTTCTCAGAGGAGGTGGTACAAACGCTTGGTCAAATGCATCAGGGGCTGAGGATTATATAGTTGCTACTGAAAATGGTTCTGTAGATCTTTATTATGACAACTCCAAGAAACTTGAAACCACTACTAGTGGTGTAAAAATCACAGGAGAGTCGAAAAGCGATTCGATTGCACTGCAGGGTAGATCCTTTAGTATTCAACGTGCTGGAGCAGAAGATGTATTACTCACGAATACTGGTACCGGTGGTGAAATCCAGATCAAAGCTGCTGGTAATGTAGAGATACAGAGTTATCAAGGATCTATTTTATTAAAAACAAACACTGGTGCTTCAACTTCAGGTGGACTCTCGTTATATTATGCTACTAGTCAGGGTGCACAAATTGAACGACTTACAACTACTTCAAATGGTGTAGACATTAATGGTACTACAGCTGTTACTGGTAGTTTAACTGTAAGTAATAATATTACAGTTGGTGCTGCTGGATCAATCAGTGGTGATGCCTCTTATGCGGTATCTGGAAAGTGGGATCTGGGTGCTGATGGTAGTAATAACTATACCTTCACTGGTATTGGATTTCCAGTCACTACAAATGACCCTGATCTATATCTCGCGAGGGGTGCAGTTTATGAGTTCGTGAATGGGATGGGAGCACATCCATTCCGTATTCAGAGCACTGCAAATGGTTCTACTGGAACACAATATAATACTGGTGTTACTAATAATGATGTAAGTAATGGAACACTCAAATTTGAGGTTCCATTCAATGCTCCTGATACACTTTATTATCAGTGTACTGCACACGCTGCAATGGGTGGAAAACTTTATATCTATCCGACACTTAGATAAACACAATAAATACTTTTACCAAATAGAACTACTATGGCCAAGTTAGGGATAAGTACTGGTTCTGCACCTAATGATGGGACAGGTGATAGTTTACTCGATGGTGCAATTAAAGTTAACTCAAACTTTAATGAGATTTATACTGCTATTGGTGATGGAACAACACTTGCAGTTCCAGTTACTAATGTTGTAGGTGGAACTGGCATTAATGTAAGTGGATCGACTGGTAGTGTAACCATTACCAACACTGGTATTGCTAATACTAATAATTTAAGAACTGATTTTCTTGAAGTTAGTGGAATATCTACACTTAGTGGCGGTCTGACTGTTGATGGAGTATCAACCTTTACTGATAATGTAATTCTTAATGCAAATCTAGACCTGCAGGATGCTGATAAGATTTTGTTGGGAACTGGTGATGATTTAGAAATTTATCATACTGGATTTCACAGTTTCATTGTAGATTCTGGTGTTGGTGATTTGTATATCAGGGCATCATCAGGATATATTCAAGATCAAGGTAATGCGAACCAAAGTTGGTTGAAATTCAATTCTGCTGCTGGTGTAGAAGCACACTTTGCAGGAAACAAGAAACTTGAAACTACTACTAATGGTGTCACAGTTACTGGAGCATTAACTGCTACATCATTCGTAGGTGGTGGAGCAAATATTACTGGTATCTCAACTCTCAATATCGTTAATTATAGCGGTGGCGGAGGTGGCAGTGGAATTGGTAATACTAATAATATAAGAACTAATTTCTTAGAAGTTAGTGGTATTTCTACTTTTAATGGTAATGTTGATGTAAATGCACATGTTTCATTCAAAGCAGGCAGTGGAAATAGTCAACTGTACATGTATGATGAGAATGGAATTAATCTTGGTACTAACAATGATGCAAGAATAATTTATAATAATAGTGGAAATATTGTTAAATTTGAAAGAGTTGGAAGTGCTGGTGAGATAGAAATTGATGCTGCACCAGTTACACTTAAACATTCTGATAGTATAAGGTTACAAACGACTGCTTATGGTATAAGTGTCGATCAATCAATTGCAGGATATGCTTACCTACAAGCACCATTCTGGAAACAACCAAATGGATCAATGGTCACAATTAATGTGACTGTTGCTACTAAGACCCAAGAACATAGGTACAATGGTTCAGGTAGTGGTAATGGATATCTACTTAATGGAGTTCAAGCTCCATTCCTTACACTCACACCAGGTAGAAGTTATAGATTCCTCCATACTAACACGGGATCTCATCCACTCAAGTTTTATCTTGAAGCAGACAGGACAACATTATATTCTACAGGGGTAACCTTTAATAATGCTTACACTGAAATTGCAATAAGTGATACTACTCCGCAAGTTCTTCATTATCAATGTACTAATCATGCATATATGGGTAATGCGGTATATACGAACTCTAATAAATTACAAACTCCATATACTGTATCCGTTGGATCAGGTTCATCTACTAATGGAATTGATTCACCTGCACTAACACTATCACACAATAATCCAACAGTTGTTGGTACAGCAGGAACCACTGGTCAAGTCAAACAAATTGGTGGTCAACCATATTACTATGATGGAACTACTTGGAGAGCATTATTCCTTGTAGATGCTCCATCTACTGTCAATCAGGCAGATAGTGATTGGGATAATACGATGATTCGTATGAATTTCGATCAGGCAAACATTGGTGCTGTTACCAACTTAAAGGATGGACGAACCCCGAGTGCCGGTCAAGTTGATGTAGTCGCATCACCAGTAAAGTATGGAACAAAATCTGCAAGATTCCAAACTAATAATAGTGGTTTAACCTTCCAACAAGATAATTCAGGATCTGTATATTATCCTTTTGAAGGTGCTTGGACACTTGAAGGATGGTTCTACTTTGATAGTACTCAACTTCCAACAGCCCAAAGCATTACAGATTCTGGTGTATTATTTGCAAATTATCATCCATCTATTAGTGTTGCTGCAAACTGGAAAATTGGATACTACGACCTTGGTGGTGGAACTAATGTTTTCAACTTCTATTGGCATAATAGAAGTAGTTCCAATACTGGAACTAATGGGGCTGGAAATGCTACCACAGGATTTGCATTAAAACAGATAGGCAAGACTACCTTATCTGATAATGCATGGCATCATATCGCTATTGTAAGAGAACCTAGCAATGGTTCAATTCACTTCTATTTTGATGGTAGTGAAGCTAACAACACTAGTAGTGATCAATTAATTGATAATCAGATTAATGATGTGGCCGGTCACGGTTTTAGGATTGGTAGATACAGTTATGGAGGTGATGTTGGCAATTTTGAAGGTAATGTTGATGATATTAGAGTTTCTAAATCAGCAAGATATACATCTAATTTCACTCCACCGGCTTCAGCTCTTCCAATTACTGGTTCTACAACAACAGTTTATGAACCAGCTGATAGTAAGGTAGGTGAGATTTCTCTTGGTAGTTCACCAGCATGGACTGGAACTCCTGGAGTTACTGCTTCACAAATAGCTGCTGGTCAATACAGAGCGACATTTGCTACAGCGTATTCCAACGCTACAGATTATGTCATACAAACCAGTATGAATGATTATACACCTACAACAACTCCTGTTAGTATAGGTGTTAGTAGATTCACTACACACGCTGATTTCTTTGTAAGAAGAGTAAGTGATGGTGCCAATATCGATACAGGTAGTTTGGCAATTGATCTCTTCAAAAAGTAATCTTTTTCCACGATAAATAACAAAAAGTCCTCCCAAAATGGCTGCAATAATTACTGATCAACTTCGTATCTTAAATGCGAAGAATTTTGTGGCTGGTGTTCAGACCAGCTCTAATTCTTACTACGCATTTATTGGACTTCCTAACCCAGAAGATTATCAATCTGATTGGGATAGTAGTCCCCCTGCTCCGAAGGATAGTTTGGATCAGGCTAATGATTATTGGGATACAATGTTGGCGATGAAGAAGATTAACTCTTCTGATGTCAGTCAGGTTGTGAGAAAAATTCAATGGGCTTCAGGTATCACTTATGATATGTGGAGAAGTGATATCACTCGTAATAACCCATCACAACCATCGGGTTCGTTTGATATCTACTCAGCAAACTACTATGTTATGAACTCTGACTTTAGAGTTTATATCTGTTTGTATAATAACGCCACTCCAGAAAATAACTTTGTGGGTGGACCTTCATTGGATGAACCAACATTCACCGATTTGGAACCTAGGGAGGCAGGTAACAGTGGTGATGGTTATATCTGGAAGTATCTGTATACAATCAAACCAAGTCAGGCTATTAAGTTTGATTCGACTAACTATATTCCTGTTCCTAGTAATTGGGAAACAAGTATAGATGATGCTCCTGTAAGACAGAACGCACCATCAAGTGGTCAACTCAAAGTGGTGACGATTAAAAATCGTGGTGTTGGTATGGGAACTGCCAACTCAACATATACAAGAGTTCCTATTCTTGGTGATGGGTTTGGTGCAGAAGCAACCATCGTTGTTAATAATGATTCTAAAGTTGAAACTATCACCGTATCAAAAGGTGGAGAAGGGTATTCGTATGGAACTGTTGACCTGATAGCAGGCAATGTTCCTACTGGAACAACTTCACCAATATTTAATGTAATTGTTCCACCATCTGGTGGTCATGGATCCGATATCTATCGTGAGTTGGGTGCATATAATGTACTCACATACGCTAGATTTGAGAATGATACTGAGAACCCTGATTTTATTACGGGTAACCAGTTTGCTCGTGTTGGAATGATTGAAAATCCAACAGCATATGATTCATCCTCAATCTTAACACTTGATAAGGCTAGTGCAGTCTACGCAATAAGACTTACCGGTATTGGATATAGTTCGGCATTATTTACAGCTGACTCAACTATTACACAAACTGTTGGACTTGGATCTACTGCTGTTGGTAAAGTTGTATCCTATGATCAAGTTACTGGTGTTCTGAAGTATTGGCAGGATAGAACAAACTCAGGTTTTGGTTCTGATGGTAATGTTGATGCATCTCCAGTTTATGGATTTAGATCAAACAAATTTACCTCAAATATCACTAGTGGTGGCAGTCTTTCTATTACTGGTGGATCAGTTAGTTTGGGTATTAACACCGCATTCCAAGGTGTTTCAACGGTTCTAAATAGTCGTACCTACTATCTGGGTCAGAACTTCGTAAATGGGTTAGCAAATCCAGAGAGTCAAAAGTTCTCGGGTGATATCATTTACGTTGACAACAGACCTTCAGTTACGAGGTCTTCATCACAGAAAGAAGACGTTAAAATTATCTTGCAGTTCTAAGAAATCATGCCCCAGGAAACTAATCTTAATGTAGCTCCTTATTTTGACGACTTTGAT